ACTGTTTATATTCTGGAATAGTATATTTGGAGTGCGAACCCAACGGTGGTGATTTAATATTCACCAACCATAAATTTGAAATGATAAGTCCAGATAGGACACACTACAACATATACAACAGTATGAAGTGGACTATCAGACCAGAGAAGGGCATGGTTGTTATGTTCCCTAGTGACCTATTTCATTTTGTAACAGAGAATGTATCAAGTGAGATAAGATACTCGTTAGCATTTAATATGATGTTACGAGGAAAGTTTGGCAATCCCTCGTCATTCATAAACCTATGAGTACACCTTTATTCATTTCAGAGAGCATACCATTGGAAATTAGAGACATACTAAAAGCACTATCAGTTGGTAGTAAAGCAGCATGGCAAGGATTTGAAGGTACTATTGGATTTGTGAGTGATGACTACATCACATTAATATTAAGAGAGATACCTGACGAGAATACTAGATATGGATTTAGGACAGTCAGTCTAGTAGTCAGAAGGTGTGATTGGGAAGAATTAGAACTAGACCCAATACATTTTAAAAGAGTAAGAGCATATAGAGGTAAGATAAATGACCACGCAGGCAATGATATGATGCCAGAGATAGACAAAAGATAAACTGTCACAAGGGGTTGACTACTGTTCAACCTATGCACTATACTAAGGAATATTATATTATTATTGAGTTGACAATTACATTACGACCACATCAACAGCGAGCATTTGACACAATGCGTAAAAACAATAAAGGTTCAGTTATAGTACCCACAGGTGGTGGTAAGACTATGATTATGATTGAACACGCTCGTATGACATATTGTCAGAACTCAGTACCTAAAACTATTGTAGTAGTTGCACCTCGCATACTACTAGCAAATCAATTATGTTCAGAGTTTCTAGAACAGAACCTAGACGGTTGGTACAATCAGTCTATCGAGGTTATACATTGCCACTCAGGAGAGACTCACTTCAAGTCAACTACTAAGACTAAGCAACTAGAAGAGTGGTATCACAATACACCTAAGAATCTTATCATATTCACTACATATCATTCACTACACAAGATTACAGATAGTCTTGATATTGAAGTTGACGTAGCATACTATGATGAAGCACATAACTCAGTTACTAGAAGATTCTTTGATGGAACTCAGGCAATGAGTCACAGATCAAGACAATCATATTTCTTCACAGCAACACCTCGCATAGCACATCAACATGAGCGTAGCATGACTAACGAGAAGGTGTATGGTAAGAGACTTATCAATGTACCCGCACCAGAACTCGTAAGTCAAGGTCACATACTACCACCAACTATCGTACCGTTTGAAGTTGATGCAACTAGAACCAGAGAAAATTGTCATGAAGTAGATGCAGAGTCAGTTGATGATATTATTGATACACTAGATGATACACACGCATCTAAGGTACTTGTAGCAGTTCCTAGTAGCGGTGTATTACAANNGTCATGACAATTACATCTAAGCATGGTGCTATCATCAATGGTAAGAAGGTATCAAGAGAGCATTTCTTCGATACTCTTACAGCATGGGGTAGAGACCCAGATAAGAAGTTTGTTATCTTTCACTATTCTATTCTTAGTGAAGGTATAAATGTACATGGTCTTACACATTGTATCTTGTTAAGAAACCTTAACGTAGTTGAAATGGCACAGACTATTGGTAGAGTTATACGACTAGATAAGAGAGATAGTAACAGGTTGCAGAGTGGAGAACTAACACCTTGCAAGTGGTCACTATATCATAAACCTACTGGTTNNACTGGTTACATTACAGTACCAGTACACAAGACATCAAAGAGAACTATCAAGAGACTAGAATTAGTTTGTGATAGTATCTTTAACAAAGGAGAACCACCACTTAGTATCGTTAGATAATGGGTAAAGTTTGTACACTATTTCCACAATTCTATTATCATGGAGAGGTAGAGAATCATCAACAGTTAAAAGATAAACTATTATCTGAATTAACTGATGATAAACTATCTCAACCAAAGGAGTGGAATTGTAGTGTTCAATCATCATTTGAAACTGATAACAATTTCTCATGGGATTATTTTTATGAGTGCATTAAACCTAACTTGGCAGATATGCACCAACAATTAAATGGTAATCCATTGCACCAGTTTAAGATGACCGAAGCATGGTTAAACAAATATGAGCGAGGAGATAGTCAAGAAGTACACACCCACATAGGTGCTGATAACTGTACTTTCTCATGTTCATATTTTGCCCAATATGCCCTCAATGCCGCTAGATTTTTGTTCTATGACCCAGATCAAACTAAACATTTAGGAGACTTCACTAAACATTATGATGGTGTCGTAAACACATGGTTTCCTGATGTACAAGAAGGAGATATAATAATATTTCCCTCATGGATACATCATCAAGTAGAACCACATAGATCAGATACTACTAGAATCACAGTATCAGCAAATTTTAAAATAACATCATGACATACAGTACACATGACGTCAAGGTAATTGACGGATACTTCCCAGATTGGTTAATAGAAGATGTAGGCAAGTACTTGTCAACTGATTTCCCTATGTACTATAACAATACACCATACGGAGACTATAAGAAAGCAAGATTCTGGGGTAATACTGTTATTAGGGATAACGAGTTTACAGGAGAGACACCTTGGTATTGGTTTTTCGCTTATCTTAATGAATGTATAATGAAAGATATATGTAAAGACCTACCTTTAAGTCATATCCATAGAGTTTTAGTCAATGCTCAACACCCACATCAAGTGAGTCAGACTCATACAGATTTTAACCATAAAGCAACAAGTATCATATACCACGCATACGGTCAGAGTGGCGATACAACATTTGCTGACGGTCACAGAGTACCATTTAGAGAAGGTAGGTTAGTCATATTTGATTCCCAGAAGGAACATGATGGCGAACCACCTAATGA